CCAGAATTGGGGCAGCCGATTGTAGCAGGTCCAGTACCCTTACCTAACGAGCTATACAAGAATGAGGCTGATGCACGAGCCGATATCGAAAGAATCCTCGGTATATATGCTATGATGCAGGGAGATGTCGGCAGTGCACCCCAGACATTCAAGGGAACGGTTGCTTTAGACGAATATGGTCAGAGAAGGATTAAATCCAAGCGTGATGATATAGAAGAGTGTATAAACCAGCTTGCCAAGGTTGTAGTCCAGTTGATACAGTTTGTATATACAGATGAGAAGGTATTCAGGCTAATGCAGCCGAATAACAGACCATTAGAGATGCAAGTCAACAGCCCTCTATACGATGATGTTGGTAATCTTATTGGCAAGATAAATGATATCACTATTGGCAAATATGACTTAATTGTACTGTCAGGCTCTACTCTTCCATCTAATCGCTGGGCAAGATTTGAGTACTATATGCAGTTATACGAAAAGGGTCTTATTGATCAGATTGAGGTGCTTAAGCAGACTGATGTTGCAGATATGGAGGGTGTGTTAGAGAGAGCGGGACAAATGCAGCAAATGCAACAGCAGATGCAGGCACAGGGTGAAGAGATTAAGAAACTTAAAGGAGATCTGCAGACAGCACAAAGAGAGTCCTTACATGATAGAAAGCGTGTAGAAGTAAAAGAATTTGAAAAGAAACTGGCTAAAGCAGAGGCTAAGGTTGAAATGGCAACTAAGCTTTACCAGACACGCCTTGCAGATGAGTTAAAGGTTGCTAAAGAAGATATAGAGGACTTTGATGAACGCAGGAATACGCAGCGTTCAATGAATGAAGAAATGCTGAGGCTGGAAGAGTAATGGCTAGAAAAAAGATTTATATCAAGCCTAGTAAAAGAGGCAGTCTCAGAAAAGCTACAGGCACTAAAAAAGGTAAGAACATAGCAGCCAGTAAGCTTAAAGTAAAAAAGAGCGATTCTACGGCAATGAAGAAGAAGAAAGTCTTTGCCCAGAATGCTCGTAAATGGAAGAAAAAATAATTGAAGAAAGCGGTTGCTGGAAATAACCAAACCGCAAAGGAAAAGTAATGGAGAATATCTTAGAAACACGTGAAGCTGATCGTCCTGTTGTAGAGAACGCTGGATTGCAAACAGAGCAACCCAGTATCCCTATGGGGGAGATACCTACAGAAAATCCTGTAGGTACGGGCGAACCAATCACGGAAGAACAAACAAACGAAGTCTCCCCCAGAGACGACTCAACTCGTTTTGAATATTGGCAATCACAAGCTGACAAAGCCAAGGGAGAGCTAAGTGCTATACGCAGTGAATTGGAGTACTACAAGACTAATACAGTACCACAAAACGCTGACCAGCAAGGCTCACCCTCCAACGGACAAGTTCAAGGACAACCGCAAGGACTCCAAGAGCCTTCATTGAAGGAGCCTACAGCACCTGAAAGACCACATTCATACAATGAGGTCGATGCTTATAATGATCCTGAATCGGATTCCTTTAGGTATCGAATAGCTAAAGAGTCATACAGGGACCAGTACATTGACTTTCTCACAAAGAAAGATCAGGTACGGGATCAGGAAATGCAGACACAGTACCAACAGCAGATGCAACAGCAACAGCTACGTATGGTACAGTCTCAAGCCATGAGCCATGCTGTGAACAATTTTGGTTACGATAATCAAAAAGCTGCACAGTTTGTAGAATGGTCGCAGAATCCCGATAACCTTACTCTTGACAATTTAGCCAAGTTGTTTGAATTGAGAACTAATCCCAACCCAGTAGTAAAACAGCGTACTGAAGAGATGCAAAATCAAGCAGGTCGTTTAGCTGTTCCTAAAACTGCAGCAGTGCAGACAGGACAGTCTGAACAGCCTAGAAGTGATGAGCAATTATTTAGTGATGCTTTACTGGGGAGGTAATAGTTATAAAGTAAACTAAAATAAAAGGAGAATGAAATGGCAGCTACAGAAAAGCTACTAAAAGCTTCTGGTGTACTTTATACGGATCGACGAAATTTTTACGTAGATCCGCAGGTCACTAGGGAGTTATGGACAGACGTTGCACCTTTTACTACATTGGTTAGTAATCAGGAAATGCGAAAAGTCCCAGACCCAGTGTTTAAGATGTTTGAACATCGTAATCCTTGGGTAAAGCAGTTATGGCTATGTAATGGCGATACTGATAACATTGATTCAGATGGCAGTACTACCACAACTGTAACAGTTGATGGTGCATCTAATGTCACAATAGACGATAGTCTAAAAGGTATTATTGCAGAAGTATGGACAGATGGATATGGATCAAAGAAAGCAATAGTCAGAGTTCAATCAGTTACAAGTTCAACAGTAATTGTTGTTACTGGTATCTGGACATCAACTGGCAGTGATATTGCTTTAGCAGATAACGACATATTCTTGGTCATTGGTAATGCACAGGGTGAAGGCTCTGAATCGCCTGATGCATTTTCTGATGAATTGCAAGTGGTCTACAACTCTACTCAAATCTTTAAGACACCTTTACAGGTTACTGGTACTTTAGAAGCAGCAGTACTTCGTGGAGATTCTTCAGAATTGGCTAGACTTCGTAGAATTAAAGCCCAAGAACATAAGATGCAAAAAGAGAAAGCGTTTCTCTTTGGTAAGCGTTTTGGAGGCACTGGTCTTCAAGAAGCTGCTTATGATGCTGGTAATAATGATACTAATAACGATGAGACATTTGCCGATGGTGGCAACGTGGATTCCGATGGAAACCTAGTACGTACTACTTATGGTATTGTTTCTGCTTTAGAAACCTATGGTGAGGATACATCTACACATGATGCACAAAACATATTCACAGTTTCTTCAAGCTACGGCTATGGAGATTTTGTAGATGATATGGAAAAAGTATTCCAGTATATACCAGAAGCAGGTTTAAAGCGTGCTTTTTGTGGTGCTGGTGCTTTGGGTTACTGGTCTAAAATGGCTGGTTCTTCAGGAATTGCTGGCAACTCAGGTTGGACAGTTTCTCTTGGAGATATGAAGCGTGATTCTCTTGGTTTCAATTATCGTGTACTTGAGACACCTCATGGAATGTTGCAGTTGATTCCAACTCCAGCTCTGCGTGGACCATATAACAAGTGGATGGCAATTGTATCTGATGAGAATCTATTCCATGCAGTGTATCGTCCTTCAATGTATCAGACAAACATCAAGACCGATAATGCCTTTGATGGCGTTAAAGATCAATACATGTCTGATGAAGGTGTTGGTATACAGCTAATTGAAAGTCATCATCTGTTTAAAATCACAGCATAAGGAGGCTTAAAATGGCTAGACCTTATTTAGGTGGTTCAACTTCGGGTGTTAAAACAGTAAGCTCTGATGCATCATTAGTCCCTGCTGATTCTGGAAAAACAATTCTCATGGGTACGAATGGAGTGGATATAACTCTTCCTTCGGCTGCAGCGGGAATGGAATTTCAGATCATACAAACAGGTGATTATGATACAGCAGTATGTACTGTTGTTCAGGCTTCTGCTACTGAGGATTTTTATGGAGCCTTGTATGGCTCTACTCAGGGTGAAAGTGCTGGCACAGACGCTGATGTAGCAGCGGCAGCTAATACCAAAATAACCTTTGCTGCTGGATCCTTAAAAGGAGATAGAGTAAGGTTAGTTTCTGATGGAACTGGTTGGTATGTAGAGGCTTTTGCTCAAGTCTACAATGCAATAACATTCGATAACTAAACAAACGAGTTGGGGGAGCGTAATGCTCCCCTAACTTAGAATTATGACACAGAAACAATTAATAGAAACAGTGCAGCAACATCATCCGCATCTTGGCGAGACGCAGATCAGGATCTTTTTAAACAAAGCTCTGGATGAATTTTGCAGGAAAACAAGAGTACTAAAACAGCTATATACATTTCCTACTGTTGCTGATCAGCGTTATTATAATCTTGATGATGCTATAGTAGAAATTACAAGAGTAGATTATGACAACTATGAAATACCCAGACTGGTGGGGCAACCTGAGAAGATGGATACAACCTAATGTCAACAGCAGAGAGAACAAGTGCGTTAAAGAAAGTATGGTGGATAGAGAGAGACGCTATAGCTATAGCAACTCGATCAGACAGCGACAGCAGCACAGATTACGTATCAGTAAGCGAAGTCAAGACTGTCAATGTACATGCGGTAAAAAGGGATGAGGATTTTGTAGCATCTGGGACTGGCATTGCTCTTGCTGAATCTCCAGCAATACCTACAGAGTTCCATGATGCTTTAGCTTATTATGCTATATCAAAAGGATATGAAACAAATCCAAACGGATTGCAGCAGGCTACATATTTCAGGACACTCTGGAGAGAAGAATTAAATGAAGCAAAGAAATATGCTAATAAACAAAGAGATGGCTCAACCTATCACATAAAACAATACGATTACTAATGGCTTTTACAGAATCAACAATAGATGCAGACGGAACTACTTTTACACCAGTAGCTAATGCTTCAGCTACTTTTAGCAGTGTGAATCCGATAGCAACAACATTTACTGAAGTAGGAATATCTGGATGAGCTTTAAGACAGAAATAGAAGATTTGATTGGATCGGTTGGCGATGATGATCTTATTTCAACATCTATACAGGATATAGGCGCTGAGATAGTAGACGTCCTTCCTGCCGATAAACTGTTAGCAGTTGCAAAGACAGTAGCTGTTTCATCTTCAGGCTTAACTACAGCAGGCAAGAAAGTACTAGCGGTAGACAAAGATGATCTGCCAGCAAGAGAAATACCCTCTATTCAAAAAGCAAAATACAATGACGCAAACTCTATTTATGCGGCAAGCGATACTGATGCAGTATATTACATTGAAGATGAGACTGTGAAAATAAACGGAGATGCAGGAAGCGGTGCAACGGCAGGTGTTCTTCATTATGTACCTAAAATACCAACATCAGATGGCAGTACGGCTATATTAAATTCAGATTCATCCGTAAGTAACTTTCCACAAGAAGCAGAGCGTTTATTGGTTTTAGGGGGAGCAACAAGATGTTTGCAACGATTAATGGCTGATAAAACATCGAGTTTGCCTAGCGATATATCAGAACTTGTGTTGAGTGAGATATCGGAAAGCTTACCTACATTTACTGCGCCAAGCGCTTTTGTTCTAGTACCGGCACCAACAGGAGCCGATGTGGATTTTAGTAGCGTGCCGTCTTCACCGAGTTTTACATCACCTGTTTATTCAATACCATCGCTTGGATCGGTTGGAAGTATATCACTGCCTACGGCTCCAGTTGCCCCATCTTCTCCAAGTTTTACTTACACAGATGCAAGTGTATCTGACATAGTACAGCCGATTGTTGCAATATCTGATATGGCAACTCTTTCTGTATCGGTGCCATCTTATACAGAACCTGTATTGTCTCTTGGTTCTGCTCCAACTATACCTGATCTAACAATAGCGTCTGTATCCCCTATTTCTCCATCGCTTACATCTGTAACATTTACTAGCATTGATTCGGCACTTGATGCAACTTCCCCAGTTTTTTCTACTGCTACAGTAGGATCAGCAAGTGTTTATACTGGTTCTGCCCCTACCTATACCAAACCAATAACAACATTAGGCTCTACCCCAACAATAACAGATTTAACTATTGCGGCAGTACCTCCAGCACCTCCTTCAGACCCTACTATTTCGTCGTCTGGAATAGCTACGATTTCTAAAGCTGATATAAGCGGGGATGTACCAGCCTATACATCACCTACTACTACAATAAGTGGAGAAACTTGGGCAAGCGAATATCCTCATGCCGAGGTTGATCTTACGACTGCACTTGCAGCAATTGTGACAAATGTTGATCTTGCTAATGGAGCATTTGATGGAATACCATCTTCACCTGTTCCTCCTGCTAGTCCTAGTTTTTCGACTCCTGGAATTAGTACAGTAACAGCTTCTTCA